CAGATAGCCGCCAACCCGTTTGCGCCCGAGCTGTCGACCTGTGATCTCCCTCGCCACGACGCGCGACGACCGCCCCTCTTGCAGTCCTGACAAGATCACCTGCCGGGTGCTCTCGATGCTTTCCCGGGTGATGCCTTCGACCAGCTGGCCCGCGTGCTGGCTGACCCATTGTTCGGCGCGGTGGTGACGGCCGTCAAAGCCGAACACGCCCCGCAATCCCTTTGGAATGAGCTCCGTTGCCATTCCGCCACCTGCCATGTGGGTCGCCCTGATCGCCTCGTGCAATGGCCAAAGTAACGACTGATCAATTCGCAACAGCCGCACGGCATCATCAATGCGGTTTGTCTCAATCAGTCCGGCCAGCTCCAATAAATCAACGGCAGAGGTTGCCAGTGAAATGGCCTTCTCGAATTCCCTCCTGATTGCCGGCTCATACTTTCTGAGCGCGTCCAGGACACGTTGCTTCTGGGAGACCATGGTGCCCTCCGTTCATTCAGATGATGGTTTTGGTGGTCAGCTCAGGTGGTGCAGGCCCGCAGCAAGCCCCAGAACAAAAGCCGCCCGCATTTGGCGGTCAGGTTCGTCAAAGATGTCAGGGCGCATGACGGAGACAAGATAGGCTTTACCCCGGTCACCACATTCAAGGTGCCGGAGAATAGTATAGGCCTGTGCCGGGCTGTCGATGCCCTCAAACAGGTCTTGGTTCTGTTCAATCAGATCACTCAGGTTTCCATGTCCACATCATAAGACAGAGCCACCCCGCCCGGCGCCAGGGGGCGCACTTCTGCGATGGTCTGGAATAGAGTGTCGTTGGTCACATCCGCCATAGCAACCCCGACGGCGATCTGTTCGCCCTGTTTGGGCTCCACCCCGGTCGCCGATAGCGTCAGGGTGCCGATTGTTTTTCCGATCAGGGTGCCCGAAGCATCGCGTAGCTGGCGGCTACCGCTCAGGCCGTTCATCTCATGCAATGTGTCCGCTGGTTCCGGCGTGGTGTCGTGCGGGCTGGTTGGGCCGCCGGTACCAGGCTTGCGCAGAGTGCAGATCAGCGGGCCGTCGCCTGTGGCCACACTGGCCTCGCCTAAGGCGCTGGTAATCTCTGCCGCGATATCTGCACCGTTCATACGACAAACACCCCAACAGGCTGATAAAGATAGGGCCGCAGCATGTCCTCAACCCGGGTCGATATCGGGCTGGCGCTGGCATTGGCTGTATCACCAACAACCTGCCATTTGATGCCTTTGACCTCGGTTAGAACTTTGCGCTCACCCTGTGTGAACGTCTTGGAAAAGAAGCCCGGTGTTGCCAGTTCAAGCGCGGCAATCTCATAGGCCGCCGCTTCAACATTGGGCGACGCTACGTCAAACCCTGACGCGAACCGGGCAATATAGGCAAATGTGATGTGATCAGAGGCCCGCACTAGAGCAGCTGTTGCCTCCGCATCATCAGCGTCAGTTGGGGCAGCGTTACCCCGCTGGGTCGCATAGCTGCGGAAATCTGCAAGGTTGCCTATCATGCGGGCCTCCTGTTTATCGTTGGCGCGGCCAGCCTATTTGCTGGCCTTCGCCTCTTTGATGGCCGCGATCAGCTCGTCATCGGTGGTTTCATCTGAGAATGACAGCTCAAGCGCACCAGCCTGCGTTTCCAGTCCTTCACGCTTCTTGGTCTTTTTGGGGGCCGGGGCAATCCATTCATCCGCGATCCACTGCTTGACCGCAGCGTTCTCCACTTGATCCTTACTCAGATCAATAGGGTCTCCACCGGGCAGGAATTCCTCCCCACCCGGCAAAATCAAACGGCCCGGGTATGTGCTTACATACTTGACCATGATCAGATCCCCGTCTTGTAGCGCATCGACTTTGGCCGACGAATATTGATCGGTGCAAAGCGGAACATGCCATAGGTGCGGATCTCCAGTCCAAACGCCTGCGGTGGGATAAAGGTCAGCGGCATCGGCATGTGCATTTTCAGCGCTTCAGGTGACCGCTTGTAGGCCACCATCTTGCCAGACAGGCGAATATCCATTTCGATGGTCAGAGGCCGGCCCGTTTGCGCGGTGTAAACATTGGATTTCTGGATGAACTCCAGTACCGTCATCGAACTTTCAGGCGAAATTTGCGTTGTGGCGATGTAGGAATAGGTCTCCATCGGCAAAACGATGGTATCCGCCAGATCCAGCCCCTTGGTGTCAGTCAAAATCCCGGTCAGGGTGCCGTTGATCTCAGCCAGGATCTCTTGAGGCGTAGAGGTGGCGAACGTCTTGGCCGCTGCCTGCGAAGTGATCCCGGTGGTGTTGTATAGACCCTCCACGCCCAGTTGGGCGTTGCCAACGAAAGCGACTTCTTCGACCAGTTGCTCATAGGCTTCACGGGCGGTCATTGCGCCTTCACTGCCCAGGTTCATCCCCATTTGTTGGGCTGATCCAATTTCGGACAGCGAAAATCCGTAGCCGACACCGCCATCATTGATGCTTTGTTCGAACTTGGTCAGTCCGATGTTCACCAGCGGGATATCATCCCCCTTGGTGTTGATGAACTTGGCCTTACCCACTGCATCCTGAGTGAAGAATGTAACCGAGGGCGCAAAGGCATGTGCCGAGGTATCAACCGGGATCAACCGCGGATACTTGATCGCCGGCATCGGGCGTTTGACCACTTCGGATTCGATATGCGTGCGCTGCTGCATCACAAAGCCAAGGGCCTGCTGCGCGTCGTAGTTTTGAACTTGCATGTTCATGTGTTCAGCCCTCCTTAGGCCAAGTGAACGCGCACGAGCTCGCCTGCATTGGCCGAGTTCTCGAACGTCGCGTTTGCGATGGTGGTGGCCAGGCCAGCGCCAATGACGCCCGTGGCTGCGGTGAAGGTGACAGGGTCCGATGGGGCCACATTGGTGGAGGCCGTGACCCAGATCGTGCCTTTGCGCATCACACCGGCCATCTCGTCCACGGCGTATTGATCAGCAGTGCGCGACTTGTCGGCTGCGGCAATGCCCTCAAACCCAGTGCCACCCAGCTTGGCGGTGCCGTCAGCCGTGCCGCGACCGACAGCAAGGCCAAAAGCAACGACAGCGGTTTCGATTTTGCGCGAGGCCATATCTTTCAGCGAGTGGTCGGCAATCATACCCGCGAAACCGGCCTCGAATGAATCGGTGTAATCTCCGATGATATCAGTGATCGGCATGGCTTAGCCCTCCTTACTTGGGGTCTGCATCCAGGCATCGCCCAGCGATTTATTGCGCTCGGCGTATGTCTGGTTCAGATCGCTGGTGTTGCTGGTGCCAGCTCCATCCTTCATCGCGCCGGCGAATTGGTCAGGCTTGGCTGCGTCTGCGGCGTCGACCAGGGCGTCAAAACGTGCCTCGATGTAAACGTCAGAGCGATCCTTGACCGCATCGTCGCCCAATTTGGCAACGAAGACAGCCTTGCGCACGGCGGCGTCGGTCAGGCCTTCGGTTTTCACCTTGGCATCAACCTTTGCGGCATCGCCCAACAGCTTGGCGCGAGCGGCAACGCGCTTGTCGAGATCTGCGTCCGAGAGTTGCGCCCCCTTGAGCTTGTCCAGTTCAACGTCCTTTGCCGCCAGCTCTTTGTCTTTGGCGTCAAGCGCTGCCTTGTGGGATGTGTTTGCATCCACCAGGGCCTTGTTTTTGTCGGCAATGGTCGCGTTCAGCTTATCAATGGCTTGCGCGCCTGCATCGGTCGTCTCGACCTGCAAGCCGTCCACCATGATCTTTCGCAGTGTTTCCGGCATATCTGCCTCCTTGTGGTCTGCACTGGTGAGAGGGCTTGCGCCCCAATTATCCGCATCGTCCCCGATACGGCATTCAGGCCCCGCCCGGCCTTTGGGCACGATGGCAAGGTGGTTTACTCGGATGTCACGCTGGATCGCGTCGTAGGCTTCACCCTCAGGGGATACGCCGTCCTTGAATTCAATCTGGCAGGTGTACCCGCCTGATAGCTCGCGGGTGCCGCTTTCAATCGCAGCAATGGCGGCTGCATCCTTAATGATCAGCGGCAGTTTGATCTTGTTGTCTTCCCAGATGGCTTCGGTCGAAACCTCCCCCTTGGCGAGGTCTTGCCAGTTGATGGCATTGACCTGCTCGGGATGACCCATGGTAATTGGCGCGTGACTGAAGGTTGCCAGGCTTGCAGGCGCTCGCACCTCATCCTCGGGCCGATAGACCCGGACCACATCTTTGTCGGCCAGGCCGACCTCAGCGCCGCGATAAAGCTGGATGCCTGTGCGGGCAGCAAAGGCCTCGGCCACCAGATAGCCGCCGTCCAGTTTGCGGGTGCCGCTCAATGTGGCCCCATCGGTGAAGCGAAATTCGTTCATTTGATAGCACCTTCGTCATCATCGTCCGGTTCATCCTCGCCAAACTCGTCAGCGTAGCTTTCCAGACCGGGGAAAGCGCCGCTCTCTGTCAGTGCGTTGACAGCTGCCTTGCCGAGAGCCTCTGGTGAAGTGATGCCAATGCGGTCGGCTTTCTCAGCCGCACTCATCAGCTTGTCGGCATTCTCCGCGATTTCCTTCTCGCTCAACTGCCAGAGCGGCCGCCAGCTGTAGTGAAGCTCGGCAGGTCGGCTTCCGAGGGCAGAACGGATCAGGCATTCGTCCAGGATCTGCAACTCCGGCTCGATCCAGAGGGTCTGATGCACCCGCACAAGGTCGTAATAACCACGCAGGTCGGATTCCCCGGTGCTGTTCAGCCCCCCGGGTGACGTGCCAAATAGGCGGGTCATTGGAATGCCAGAGGCCGCGCTTACGCGGATAGCGAACTTATCCATGATGTCGGGAATGCCGCCGAAACTGGCCGACTTCTGTTGATAGTCCTCATCAGCATCAAGCAATAGGGCGCCATTGATCCCTTTGCCGAGGTTGGCAAGGTGGAAGCGACGAAGGAGCAACTCCTCATATTTGGCACCTTGGTTGCGGAGGTTGTCGGTGAGGTTTTTCACCTTCAGCACGTCAACCTTGGCCTCATACATCAAGCTTTCGGCATTGGCTGATGATGACTCGTCGCGCTGCACAGCCGAAAGGACGGTGCTCAGAACGCTGTCCCCCCAGTTATTGGCCTGAATGATATTGCCGCCAGGTGCGATCTTGCCAGGCAAGATCACAAGACGGGATGGGTGGATATTCACTGCCCCGCTGGGGGTATTGATGGTGTATTCTTTGGGGCGTCCGTATCCAGGTTCACGAGGATCACGTTCCAGCTCGCCTGCGTTCAGCTCCTGTCGACGCAGCATGGTAAGATACTTGATGCCGCCCTTACCGATCCTGTCCGGGACTAGCTCCTGCGATAGATCGCTTGCCCCATCGCCAATAAAGATGGCACCGCCACCCCAGCAACGAGCAGCCTTGATCGCGTCAATCAGTTTGCGTTGTAGCCCAAGCCGTTTTTCTTCGGCCTCGATGGCGCTGATCTGCTCTTTTTGCGCATTCCACTCGCGCCATTCCCGACCTGCATCCTCAGCCGGGATATCAATGATCCGCTGCGCCAGAGCAGAGGTGCGATAAGCCGCCTCAATCTGGTCGTCGGCCAAGACGCTCATGACGTAGATAGCGCCTGCTGCCTTGTCGCGTGCCGTGCCCATGCCGGACACAACATTTTGCAAGCCATCGCTGACCTGCACCGTGCCGCCATTAGAAGTTCGGCGGTAATGTGGCTTTGTCAAAGCGCATCCTCCCACGAGAATTGGCCAGTGTTCAGCATGTCGGCGATTGCATCCATGAGCGGGTCAACCTGATCGTCATGACCAGTGCCCAATCCATCGAACGACTGCAGCTCGGCTTTGAGTGCAGGTGTCCATTCCATTTCGGCGGGTAGGTAAACATGCCCGGTCGAGATCCACGGCGCGGCGTCCAGGCCCCGTGTGTATTTGTCTTTATCGCGCGGTATTCCCTCAACCGGGATCAGCTGCTTGCCCGACTGGGCCATTCCAAGGGACTGGATCAGGCCGGTGCCAGAAACCTTGTCCTCGATCTTCATGCCGCGAGGCTGCCAGCCCCCTAAAGATGCCTTTGCCCAGAACGTTCGGGCTGTGGCCTCCAGCTGCGGTGCCAGCCATTTGCCGCGCACCTGATCGATCAGGTAAATGCCGCCAACCTTTGCCTTGCCCCAGAGCTGGAAAACGGAAAAATCGTTGCGCTCCGCAGTCTTCTGGGCGGTGTCGGCATAGACCCGGGTAAACTCCATCTGTGGCAACTCGTGCCACTCTCCGAAGGCATCCATATTGAACAAGGCGCCTTCAACGCTGGATGGGCGCTGCCTATACTGGCTGTTGTAGGTATAGGCATCAGCCTTGAGGATCTCGATCTCTTCCTCGGTGTGTTTTTCATCCCAGAGCGGCCCGGCTTGCAGGCCATGATCAATCGGCCGACCGTGCGTCCATTCTTTCGGGTATTCCATCCCGGGCTCAATCATCACAGGAAGATCGAGGTGGTCCCAAACCTCGCCAGTTCCGCCTTTTAACAGGTGCCCTGCAAAATCATCGTCGTGCAGGCGCTGCATGATCACGATGATCGGCACACCCTCATGTGCCAGCCTGCTCCGGAAGGTATTGGCAGCCCTCCGGTTCACGTTCTCCCGCTTCTTCGGACTAAAGGCATCGTCAGGCTTCAGCGGGTCATCGATCACCAGCGCGCCGGTGAACCTGGTCTTGTCCATGTATCCGGCCCGAAAACCGGTGATCGGACCACCTGCGGCCTTCGCCAGCAATCCGCCACCTTCAGCAGTCTTCCAGCGGTCCTTTGCCTTGCTGTCTGTCCGGATCTGAACCTCGGCCAGTTCCTGAAACGCCTCAGTCTCAATCAGCGTCTTGACCTTGTCACTGTTCTCGCGCGCCAGATCGTCCGAGAATGTGGCATGGATGAACCGCGACTTCGGGTTCAACTGAAACCCCTTGGCGATGAAGTTCACCACCGCAAATTCGGTCTTGGTGTATCCCGGTGGCAGGGTGATGATCAGCCTAGAAATCTTACCCTTGAACACCAGATCTAAAGTCTCAGCCAATACCCGGTGATGAGGGCCTACCAGCAGGGGCATGCCTTCCCGCTCGGGAAAGAACCAGGTTGCGAAAGGCAGAAGCGGTCCCTTGGCCGCTAAGTCAGTTACCCTCTTCTTCGCTTCCAACGAGGCCAAGAGCTGCTGGATCGATGCCAAGTTTTTGTGCTTGTTCAATCAACTCAGCCTCGGATTACCTTCTGGACATCTACTTAGAGCGTAGTGAGTGGAACACTTTAGCGAGAGGTTGGAGCGGCGCTCAAAACAGGCACAACATGTAGGAAATGGCATTCTACTGGGGGAATGTCAGCCTAAAGAATACCTCCCCTTTGGAATGCCGGATTTCGCCAAAAGTAGAAAAATATTCCAAATGGAATACATCAGCAACAACGATCCAAGCTGAAAATTTTTCAGAAGCAAATTTGGGAGGCGATGATGGCAACTGCAACAGCTCACACAGCAACAGAACTACCAAGTCTGGAAAACTGGGACGGAGAAGTCCTGGTCAATAGTGCAAGTCGCATTGTAGAGTCTGATGGTTTTCGTCAGGTAATCTATGAAGGTAGTTTTTCGTATACCATTTTTGGCGAAGTCTTCGGAATATTACGGTCAGTTTCTGAAACTCGAGGTGGAGCACCGCTTTATACAGTGACGGGCCTTTCTGCCGATGCAAATGATATGTTTGAGGCCATTGAGGTGCGCGGGGACTTAGACTTAGCCGCCCGGATTGCGCTGGTTGGGAACGACACCTTTAACGGCTCTTCCGGCGGAGACTACATGAGGTCTTATGACGGTAACGACACTCTTGATGGGGCTGGAGGGAATGATACCCTCGAAGGAGGTTCTGGCGACGATATTTTTCTTGGTGGCGCTGGAGATGACCAAGTAATTGGTGGGTCTGGTACAGATACAGCGGTTTTCGGAGTCGCCTATTCGACAGTAACGGTTACCGAAATCAGCGGCGGTTATTCTATCCGCTCTGCCGAAGGCACTGACAGATTCGAAGGTGTTGAATCATTTCGGTTTTCCGATCGCGAAATTGCAGCATCCGAGTTGATCCCACCTCCTGTAGACCCCAGTGTCAACCTGATTGGCACAGAGGGTAATGACGTGTTGAGAGGAGGGTCTGGAAACGACACTTTGAGAGGCCAAGGTGGCAATGACAGTCTGTTCGGTGGCGAAGGCAATGATACGCTGAATGGCGGCGATGGGGCCGATTTTATCGTTGGCGGTGAGAGTGCAGCTGATCTGCGTGATGTAATTTATGGCGGCGTAGGCAATGACAGCATCGACGCCGGTTATGGCAATGATCTGGTCTACGGCATGGATGGCAATGACACCATTGCCGGCGGCTTTGGTGCGGACGAGCTGCAGGGCCAGAACGGCGATGATGTGATCACCGGCTCAGCCTATGCCGATCTGATCTTTGGCGGCTCGGGTAATGATTTTGTCAACGGGGGCTTTGGCCATGACCTCATCAATGGCGGCTCGGGCGCGGATAAGTTTTACCACCTTGGTATCTTGGATCACGGCTCGGACTGGGTGCAGGATTACAATGCGCCTGAGGGGGACGTGCTGCTGTTTGGCAGTACCTCTGCCACCGCAGATGATTTCCAGATCAACCTGGCCCATACTGCCAGCGCTGCAGGCGAACGCTCGGGTGACGATGACGTTCAGGAAGCCTTTGTGATTTACAGGCCCACAGGACAGATTGTCTGGGCGCTGGTGGATGGAGGGGGTCAGGATGAGATCAACCTGAAGATCGGTGACCAGGTGTTTGACCTACTGGCTTGAACCCAGAACGACTTACGCATAGCCCCGTCCGGTTAGTCACTATCATGCATATGGCATAACCGGACGGGTGCCCGGTGTGGAGTAGTGCGGCGAGAATGAGAAACCCGCCCAGATGTGCATTGTTAAGAGGCGGGGTGGGTTGTGCCGTGATCAACTCGGTGGGATGAGAAATTTGATTGGGAGTATCCGAAACTCTGTGTATGGGGTTTAGCCCATGCGGGTTTCACGGGTCATCTGTTGAACCGTTCGGGGTATAGAATAGAGAATTGGTTGC